CTTTGTCCACGGTTTCTCCTCTTCAATCCATTGCGGGTTATCGTTTCGGTGAGTGTCACGGTCGCAACTCATAGTCTTTGCGGCCAAATTGCGCTGAATGTTGGCAACCTGTTCCTGCTATGTGCGGGTGGGAGCCTTTGGTGTGGGTTGGAGATCAGCGGTCATTGTCTACGTTCCCACTTTCGGCCCGGTCGTACCGTCCATCTCGTACCAGACGAACTCTCCGTCTTCTCCGATAGGGAAGTGACCGCAGCATGTCGAGCAGAATGTCCCGGTGTAGAAGCTAGGATCACGCGCATACGTCTCAGCTATGGCGCGGCTCATGGTTGTGATCTTTCCACACTTCAGATGCCGGTACGCATCGCGGTAGCGCCGGACGTATCCCTTGTGCCTCTCGGATTCAGCGAGCACGACATAATCCTGCTGCTGGCCACTGGGCTTCAGCGCGGTGTGGCTCTGGTCATCGGGTACAGGCTCTCCGCTGGCAAGTACGCGGTTGCTACGGTCTACGGGATGCGCAGTTGGAGCCGCTTCTGGTTCTATATCATCGTCATCCTCGCTACTGTATCCATGAGATTGTATCCTGCCAAATCCGTCTAATCCACGGTTGTAGGCTTCGATGACGGCATCATTTAGTTCTGATCCCCGCCATCCGTTTGACAGAGGTTCTACAAGCAAATCCTCCACTGCATTCAAATCTTCAATAGCCTCTTGCCTCATACAGGTAATCCTCCCTCTAGTTGTGCATCTGATAGACGATTGCTGAATGACATTATTGGGGACTCAAGTATATAAATCCCCATTATTGATCCTTCTAAAACATGGGAGGGACGGCTACCGGAGTAGCCGCCGTGGGGGAAGGGGTTTGCGGTGCGGAGTGTGACGGAATCATTGTACGCCCGCCTTCTTCGCTGCGTTCCATGCTGCTTGCGCAAACAGGTACACGTCTTTGAATGGAGGCTCATCGGTCTGTTGCATGCATGACTCGTGCAGCCGGTCGTAGTTCTCCATATACCACTCGTGGAAGTCCAGGTCTGGACTTGCGGAAAACTTCTCTTCTGCCATCATTTCACTCCTCTCGCCCACTCAAGGGCTACTCCTGTTTTATCTGTTCCAATGCTTCAAGCTCGGTGATCCTGGCATTCTTCGCCGCGTTGTCCAGCACAGCTTTGACCAATTTCGCATTGAGCGCGTTGCAGTTCGATTCCAGCCGCGTAACTTCCAGCCGTAGCGCGGAGATTGTTTGGTCGCGGGAGTCGAGGAGAGGGTTTACGTCTTCACATTTGTAAAACGCGATTAGTCCGATTCCATGCGCAGGATACGTTACAACCTTTGGCCTCTCTGACAAGTCGGATTTAGGGTAACTGCTCATTTCGCTGCTCCAAGGGACTCATGTATATAAGTCCCATCACTTGCTCCTTATTGATATAGCGAGTAGTGCGAACACACCCGCTAGAGTAACCATGGGCCAAAAACTCATGTCTCTTCCGAGTGTCCACGTTGAATAAAACAGAAAAAAGAAAGCGTTCGCTAAAAATACACACCACAAAGTAAATCTAATCATCCCTTCTCCTTCATCGCGTCGAGCGCGGCGAGTATTGCCTCAGCTTCCGCCGTGTCTGAATCTGTTGTCATCGGCTTGTGTGCCTCGCTGAAATACAGAACACGGAAATGCGGTATATCAATCATCACTTGCCTCCTGCGGCCCTCGCCGCGTTGGGTTGTAGCTGCGCTCCGGTGCGCTCGATCCAATCCTCAAACTCATAAGGTGACGATAGGTGTTTTCGTTTCTTGTTGCCCCATCGCCATGTAATTAGCACTGGACTAACCGCCAATATCAGACGTTCATTCCACACCTGACCCGCTTCTAGCTTGACTGCGCTCATACTGCCTTCTGCCCTTCATGGGTACGGTTATCGCTCATCGCTCCCCTTCCAGTGCTGCGCGGGCCTGCTTGCACGCTTCGCCGGTGCGGGTGTCAGTTCCAGTTCTTTGTCCACGGTTTCTCCTCTTCAATCCATTGCGGGTTATCGTTTCGGTGAGTGTCACGGTCGCAACTCATAGTCTTTGCGGCCAAATTGCGCTG